CGTATCGGTCAAGGCACTCGCAGAGCATTACAAGACACATCGCGACGAATGGCTGGAATCGTCACCCGAGAGCGCCATCGAGGAGATCATTAATCCAAACCCCAAACCGGCGGTCGAGACACCTACGGTGGATGTCCCCAAACCAGTAGACGATACATCTGAAGAAGATGGGTACGGCCACGCTGTGTAACACAGATAACATTTGTAATGATGCGCGGTACTCTACAGAAGGATAGTGAGCATGGCAGTGATTGGATTGAGTGGATTTGCGGGTGCAGGCAAATCCACGGTTGCAGAATATTTAGTACGTCATTATGGATTTACTCGACTGAGTTTTGCGTCAGCCGTTAAGGATGTTACCGCAGCAGCCTTTGGATGGGACCGTCAACGATTAGATGGGGCATCCCCGCAGGATCGTGCATGGCGAGAAGACCCCGACGGGTTTTGGTCACAGCGAATGAAGCAGTCGTTCACCCCACGGGTGGCCTTGCAGTATATCGGCACGGATGTGTTTCGTACTCATGTACTCTCATCCATTTGGTCAGATATTGTCATCTCAAAAATTCGGGGATTAGGCACAGCAGCAAATGTGGTGATTGATGATGTACGGTTCGTCAATGAACGCCAGTCCATACGCGACGAAGGCGGCCACTTTCTGTTGCTACGCCGAGAGACCTTTGCAACGCCGCTCCATCAACAATTGTGGGCGACCGCACGGGCAGGAAACTCCATCGAAACTATCACCTCCACCAATGAGCTACATCTCTCTGAATGGCAATGGTTACACGATGTCACGGTAGTCGATGACCCCGAATTAATTAATAGTGGCAGTTATGATGATCTGTATGCTGGAGTAGATATGTGGTATAATACGGTATTGGCGCCGCGGGAACTAACCATCAACCAAGGAAAATGATTATGGCTTCGTATTTATTGAGTGACTCGACTGTAGAAATTCTCAAGAATTTCGCAAACATTAACAATCAGGTAGTATTCAAGGCAGGCAATGCCCAGCGGGCGTGTAATGACACTCGCAATTTCATTGCGGACATTGAACTGTCCGAGCCGTTGCCGCAGGAATGCTCCCTGTATGAATTGAATCGACTGCTCGGAATTATCGATACCTGCCGAACCGATAAGCTCCCGACGATTGCGTTTGGTTCCTCGGCACTGGTGGTCGAACATGCCCACGGAAGTGTGACGATTCCGTATGCTCACGCAGATGTGGTTGCGGCACCACCGGCCACCAAGTTTCACATGAAGAAGCCGATTGCGTCGTTTGATTTGCCCCATGACTTGTGGTCGAGAATCAAAAAGACGGCGGCGGTGCTTCAGACGACGTCGCTGTATATCGTGGTGAATGCCGCGGGTGAATTGGTTATGAAACTGGTGAATGAAAAGGACAAGGGCGGCGATGCGTCAGGGTCGGCGTCCTACAACATGCCCAACACACAGGTGCAGGAAGCCATCGAGAACACTTGGTCAGTCAAGTTCGATGCACTTCAGTTGATGACCGGCGACTACACGGTCGACGTGGGCGAGATTGGCAACAACACCAGTGCGAACTCGCTGTTCGGCATGTTCTTCCGTTTGAATGACCCGACCAAGAAGGTCACCTATCTGACATCTGGACATGTCGTGAAGACGCGATCGTAATCTCGCACATGCACACAGGACGCTGTGTGAAAGCAGAACGCCTAGCAACAGGGAGACCGACGGGTCGTCGAACTGACTGCTGGAGTTGGGATCTAATCTGCGAGGGGGACTTTTCCCAACGTCCCCCGCTTTATTTTTATAATGTATAGGTGACATATGACAACTGAGCAATTTTTGTGGGTCGAGAAATATCGACCTCGTACTATCGATTCGTGTATTCTCCCCGACCATATTAAAACTACTGCGAAAAGTTTTATCGCACAGGGCGACCTTCCCAATCTGTTATTGGAGGGCGGCCCCGGCACGGGGAAGACCACCCTGGCAATGGCGATGTGTCGTGAACTGGGGATTGTTCCGCTGTTCATCAACGGGTCCGAAGGCGCCGAGGAGTCGGGTATCGCCGCGATCCGCGGCAAGATTAAGGACTTTGCATCGGCACTCTCGTTTGATGGGAAACGAAAGTATGTTGTATTGGACGAGGCGGATTACCTCAATCACGCTCACGTTCAGCCGGCATTGCGTTCTATGATGGAAGAATTCTCCATCAATTGTGGCTTCGCCTTGACGTGTAACTACAGCAACCGCATCATTCCGGCGCTTCATTCCCGATGCGCCAGGATTTCATTTGCGATTCCTCCCAACGAAAAGAAGCACCTGATGGTGCAAACGTTGACAAATCTACAGTCTATGCTGGCAAAAGAATCCGTGCAAGCATCCGAAGAAATTCTCATACAGGTAATCAAACGCTGGTGGCCCGACCTTCGTCGTATGATTAACGAGATTCAACGCGCCTGTGTGAATGGAGAACTCACGCTCTCTGTGTTAGGACTTCAGGCGGATGTACAGTTCGAACCCCTCTGGAAGGCCCTGAAAGCCCGTAACTATCCAGACGCCAGAACATGGGTTGGGCAGTATGCAGACATCGATCCTCCGAAGTTCTATCGGACGGTGTTTGATTGGCTGCATGAAAACGTGGAGGAAAATTCTCTTCCCTCGTTGATTGTATTTACTGCCGATTATCAGTATAAACATATGAATGCGCTTGACCCCCATGTGCATCTGGCCGCCTTCTGTTTGGAACTCATGCATAATGGTCAATTTAAATAAGAGGAGTACGTAATGGCTTTCCGAAAACTTACGATTGCCTCTACGCACAGACCGACCGGCAAAGTTGTTCAGGAGCAAGAGAATAATCTCACTCTTGACTTCGAGCCGGTGGTCGAAGAAGTTGTAGAGGTTACGAAGAAGCCAACCATCTTCGATACGATTAAGGCGGTTTCTGCAACTCGTCCATTGACCTATCGGCAGATTGAGGAGAAGAGATGGCCCTATGAACCATTCATGGTAAATAGAGCCTTCTCCCTTCATGAGGATGCGGTCAAGCAAGCGGCAGTAATGAACCAACATTCGCAGTTGGGGAAAGCCGAGCAAGCGACCTATTATATTCACAGCATACGTCCTCGGCATCGATTTGCCACGTGGCCGAAATTGTTATCCAACCCAGAAACTGCGATTATTGCGAAGTATTATGGAATGAGTTCGCGTGAAGCTAAACTTGCCGCCCATATACATACTAGTGAGCAGATTAAGGTGATGCAGACGGTACTCGATGGAGGTGCCGGCCCATCAAAGTTTCGCTAATTTACGAAGTGATGGAGATCTCGTATGTCTGTATACGATTACGAGGCGTCATTTGTTGAGATTCGGTTTCCAGACGTAGAGAGTGCCGCGGGTATTGTTCCGGCAGATAACTTTCTCAAGGTAAAGGAAACCCTAACTCGCATCGGAGCGCCGGCCTATAGCAAAGACCCGAATGATGCGGGGAAAACATTATGGCAATCTTGTCATATTTTGTATAAGCGTCAACACTACTACTTGGTACATTTCAAAGAAATGTTCCTCTTGGACGGCAAGATGGCACGGACGGTCATCACCGAAGAAGATTTAGCCCGTCGAAATGCGATCGCCCATCTGCTTCAGCAGTGGGGATTGATTGTCATAGTCACCCCCGACCGTATCAAAGTTCCTGTTCCGGCATCGATTGATACCTTGAAAATTATTCCGTTCAAGGAAAAGGGTAGTTGGAACCTTCGGGCGAAATATGAGATTGGCAAAACACGGAAATGATGCGAGGTCGTCTACAAGACTTATGAGTGCATTGAAAATGACGTCGGTAGGGGTTGAACTCCTCTGTGAATTTGAAGGATACCGAGACGCCGCATATCTTGATGTTGCGGGTGTGTGGACGATTGGATACGGCACCACGCGATGTTCTGGTGCTCCCGTGACCTCTGGAATGACATGTACAGAAGAGCAAGCCAGGGCGTGGTTTCACGATGACCTTGTGCAATTCGAACACGGCGTAAATGGCATTGCGCCCACATCCATTCTCCAATATCAATTTGACGCCTGCGTCTGTCTGGCGTATAATATTGGAGTGGGTGGGTTCTCAAAATCCACGATTGGCCGAAAGGTTCGTGCGGGGAATATGGCTACGGTGACCGAGGCTAATTTTGTGGCATGGAATAAGATTCGTAACAATCACGGCATGTTAGTGGAATCTACAGGACTCACCCGCCGGCGCAAGTCCGAATATTATTTGTTTTCGACAGGCAAGATTAAGACGCAATTCTAATAAGGAGTTTGAGTATGAATAATACAGTGAAGATTATCAAGTTCGTCAGCAATCAAGAAATTATCGCCAAGGTGGTCACTGCATCAAAGACAGAAATCATTGTTGAGTCGCCTCTCAGTGTACAGCCGATGCGTACGGGCGACCAGTCTCTTTCTATCGGTCTTATGCCGTTTACGTGGGCCGGCAACAACAAAGAATCAGTCGCATTGAACCGAGCACATGTCCTGTGTGTGATGTCGCCCGAGGAAGACTTGCGGACACAGTATCTTGCGGCACTTTCTGGCATTACGCTGGCAAGCACTACTCCTAAACTTACGCTCACCTAATCACACGAACTGA